GTCAAGAAGGCCGCGATTGCAGAGTTGGAGGGTAAGACGCTCACAGCGCAGAACGTACTGACGCAGATCCTCCGCTTGCAGCAGATCTGTTCCGGTTATTTCAAGGCCGACGACGGTACGGTCATAGAGATGAAGTCGGACAAGTTTGACGAACTGCTCGCTGCCCTCGAAGAAGTTGATGGCAAGGTCATTATCTGGGCGAACTACACCTACGATATCCAAATGATCAAAGGTGCGTTGGCCAAGGAGTATGGTCCGCAGTCCGTTGGAACTTACTACGGAGAGACGTCGCCGGAAGAGCGACAGCAAATGGTGAAAGACTTTCAGGATCCGGATCATCCGCTTCGTTTCTTCATTGGTCAGCCACGCACTGGTGGATACGGCCTGACCCTCACAGAGGCTCACACCGTGATCTACTTCTCGAACAATTATGATCTCGAAGTGCGCTTGCAAAGTGAGGATCGCGCTCACCGAATCGGTCAGCGCAACAACGTCACATATATTGATATCGTGACAGAAGGAACAGTGGACGAAAAAATCCTCCGTGCCCTACGCGATAAAATCAACGTGGCCACGGAGGTTCTGAAGGAAGGTTACAAGGAGTGGTTGATTTAGCCCTTGGCCATCTCAGTGGCCTTGGCCTCAACCTCTGCTACACGACGACCCCAGCCCTTGCCGAACGTGTCCCATGTCGGCAGGGCCTTGAGGAAATCAAGGCGGCGGTCGCAGAGTGAATCAACCGTCTCTTCCGGATCGCAGGCGAGGATCGCTTCCATGGACTTTGGTCCAATGACCCCGTCTGCTGTGACGCCAGCAATTTGCTGGAGGTACTTGGCCGCACGACCAACGCCTGAGTTCACGGCAAGATCGTAAGCAGCGTAGTCCACACCAGACGGGAGCAGATCACCTTTGATCTTGTCCCAGTACATTGCCTTGTAAAACGGCTTGACCTTTTCCGGGGTGAGACCGCGCATAGTCGCTTCGTCCACCTCATGGCCGACATACTGTTCCCAAGCGCGCTTCGTGACGCCAAGGTTAGTCATGCCGCCCGGATCTTTCGGGTGGTTCACATAGCCACCTTCATGCTTAAGCACCATTGCAAAGCATTGTTCCCAGTTCTCTGCCGCCATCTCACTTATCCTTCTGTGCAAGCAGGTCGTTCTTTTGCTTCGAGCCTGCGCTGGAACCATAGTAGAAGTTGATCACGCCAGTCCATGCTGTGCCGAGAGCGCCAAGCATCATCAGCAAAGCTTCTGTTCCGGTCTGCGGCATACCCTTCATCAACATCCATACAAGAATGCCGAAGAAGCCGACCGTGATCATGACCGCGAGAAGGCGAGGGATCCAGTCGTTGTTGGCCATCTGCATCTTGCGGGCGCTGTCCCGATCACCGGAGGCGATGCGCTCAAGATCAATGTCCAGTTCCTTCATGCGGACTTTGAAGTTGGCATCGACTTGTTTGATCTGGGCAAGTTGTTCAGGGGTCGCCGCTTCAAGCGCCTCCTTCACCTCTGCCTCGCTTCCATTTTCGTGGCCAAGCAGAGCGTTCGACAACGTCCGAACGGCTACTCCAGCAAGCGGGCCACCAAGTGCCGTGGCTATGGTAGGCGCTACTTGGCCTAGCAAAGGGCCAAAAGTTTTTAGAAGGTCCATGGTCCATGCTCCCTAGAGGGTTAGTGCTATCAAGAATGTTCCCACGATAATGGCGATTACTACGCCGCCAATGATCAAGACGATTGTCATCTCTCTCGCAAAGGCCTCCGCTTCCTTCTGGGCTTTCAGGCGCGCAGCCTTCTGCTCCTTCTGGATACGGGCCAGTTCCTTTTCTACTTCCTGCCATCCGCGCAACCCATAGGTCGAGACGAACTCGTTCTTGACTTGGTTGAACCACTCCTCAGCCTGCTTGCGTTTGACGACGATGTCCATCGCCATTTCTTCTGCCGAGACCTTAGAAAACATCTTCGGTTTTGGCGGGTCTGCTGCAAGCCTTGTTAGTGTACCAACCGCCCCGTATAGCTTGGCGACATCGCCAGCCATACCTTGAATCTCTTTGCCAATCTTGATGCCAGTCTTGATGGCTTCGTATGCAGTCTTAGCCGCTCCGAATACCAAACTGATTGTTACGGGGTCCATGGATCATCTCGCAAGCTCACGGGTTGTTTGGTTAATCCGTGCCTTTGTCGCCGTGATATCCTTGGGCACAGACTTAAACCCAATACTGAGATAGCCCACCATACTGCCCTGTTCAGGCGGTATGGATCCCCGGCAGGCAAAGGTAATTCCTTTCGAGACAAACCATTCCCCTGCTTCTGAAGACGCTTCAAACGTCTCGCAGAGGACCTCCCCGTTTAGCATCGAAACGGCCGCATGGTTCCGGGCTGGAGACCCGGAGAAGAATGCTCCCTTCTTTCCCTCCAATGGAGCATGTCGCCCTTCATGCGAAAGAGCGACGCGAGTGATACGCGCGTTGTTTGACAGATTGATTTCGTGGACGAGGATCGCCTCTGCACGAAGATCCCGCATGAGATTCATGGACAAAGGAACGATGCGCTCGTCAGGAACAAGGATGGGCATGTGCTCCGACAGCACAAACCGAGTCATTAACTTGTCCTGATTTTGATAGACGATCCAGCCACTTAGTCCAAGGATGCCTAATAGAACCACCACAAAAAGTTTGAAAGGACTGTCTACCCATTTGATGGTGTCGATAGCGCGGTCGAGGAGAGAACCCCCAGACTTACGGCTGGGGGCTTGGCTTGTTTTTCTTTTTACGGGGCGCTTCGTCATCGTGTGACACCGACGCGCTCTGCAACCGACACCATCTGCTCTGCAAGTTGACCCTTCGTCTTGCGAAGTTGTTCAAGCAACTCGGTCTTCTGTTCGGCAGGGATATCGCTACGGGCGCGGATAGCCTCCATCCGTTTGTTGATTTGCGACAGGCGCTCGTTTGCTGCGTTGAAGGATGTGTAGAGACCGCGGGCCTGAGGCATCTGCTCCATACGGGCCTTGATGGTCTCAACGTCACCGCGCGTGGCTGCGTCGTTCATGGAGTTAACGATCTCTGTCACCTTCTGCTTGATCTCGTAGAAATCACCAACGAACTTGTTGTTCAACTGGCTCTCGTTCTTCAAGATCGAAGCAACACCGGAAAGGTTCGCAGCCACACCTGCAACGCTGTTCGGGTCTCCAAATACGCCCTGTGGCTTGGTGCCTGCGGTGCCGATCAAAGCGTCCACTGTTCCAAGGAACAAGGTCGCTGATGTGCCGAGATACCCACGAAGGAGCGAGTCGATCTGCTTTGGAGACAGGTTGACGTACTTGCCGACATGACCTGCCATCTTTGCAAAGCTACTAGTGTACTCGTCGAAGCGTTCTTCTTTAGGACTACGTTGATCAGACAGGTTTTCAATAGGCAAGCCGGTGTAAGAGTTCTTGTTGGCGTAGAGTTCATATAGCGGCTTGGCAAACTGCGGGGCAGGTTCAAGCAAGAACGTCTTGCTGAGGAACTCCAAGAAGCCGCGCGTGACCTCCTCGCCACTTTGTTTGCGCATACTGTCGAATGCCAGTGTCGGAATACCGCCAAACAACTCACCGACCTCAAACGCGCGTGGCAAAGCAAGAATCGTGTCGCCGATCTTGACGTACATGTTGGACAAGCGGTCTTTCACCGTCAGCCTCTTGTACCAATCATCGTCGCCATACATCGCATTGACCATTGCGTTGATGGCGAGGACCATCATGCCGCGTGTCAGAATCGCTTTTGGAATACCAAGCACGTCTTCCTTTTCAAACTTGCGACCAAAGGCGCTCTTGCCACCTTCCGTACCCTTTTCAAGGAGACGATACAGGCCTTGGATACGGGCCGTGAGGAACGGCGTCAGCGGAATCAGGTTTGAAACCACGTTACCAAGGATGCCATTGCCGGAACCATGGCGGTGGTAGTTGACGAGGTTCACTGCTTCCCACGTCGCATCGTTCTTCGACATGCCATTGCGGCGCAGGTAGTTGTAGTACGCGATACGAGGAGCCATTTCGGTGATCTCACCGAAGGCTTCCAAGTTATCGAAGAGACGCATAAAAGCGTTTGGATACTTCTGCCATTGCGTCCACGACAGTTCGCGGGACTTATAGAGGCGCTGCAAGTAGGCAGCTTGGTCCACGGACCCCGAACCGAAACC